ACTGACACATAACACAATGGTGGAGGCCCGTCACGGGACGACGGGCCACCATCACCCACCATCACCATCACACACATTAGAGAAAAGGTTCATCATGGCACGCCGTCGCACCGGATACGGATCATGCAAGACCACAGGAGGTGCTGTATTCACCAATTTGAAAGGCACCAAGATTCATTTCCCCGCAAAAGGATACGAGAAAGGCGAGAACGAATTCAGGGGCATCCCCGTTGAGAGAGTGATCGCTGTCGCAATTCTCACCGGGGCCGACCTCGTACAGGCCATTCCCGTTCAGAAGCCGGCCCTCATCGGAAACGTCCGCAACGTTTTCATCCCCGAATGCGCCCACGATTCCTTCCTTGTGGTCTGCACCAAAGGAAACGTCTACCGAGTTTTCGATATCAGCGAGGAGGAGTTCGGAAACGCTCGTAACTTGATCAATGATTTGCGTGGGCTTCTCGGTGACGAGATCGAGTGGGTCAAATCATGAAATACCCAACAATCCAGCGCATGGACGGACGCGAGGACGAGGTCCGTCGCAAGACGATCGAGTTTCAGGAGCACAAGAGGAATCGGGCGAAGAGAATCAAGAGCACACGTCACACTAAGCGCATGAATTTCAACTATAGTGACGGTTGGACTAACCGTCTCATGGCAGAACTGAACGGAAAGTGAGGAAACTATTATGTCTACTTTTTCGAGTGCCCCGTCAGCACCGACTCCCGCGCCGCCTCCGCCCGCGGCTAGCACACCTACCCCTGCACCGCCTCCGCCGCCTCAGCCTACCCCGGCGCCCCCCACATGGTCTGTGCCGCTCAGCGTGATGGCGCCCCCGCGCCCCACGAACCGTTTCGTGGCGTGGCTCCGCAAGCCGCGGTCTACTTGGGAGGGCATGGCAATGGGCGCAGTCGCCCTCATCGTTGGTGTTATCGGACTGTCATTGGCGTGGCGTGCTTTCTGGTGGCTTCAGGTGTTTTTCGCCTACTTCGCTACGGTCGGCACTCTCGGCAACTGAGATAGCGTGAACGACTGTGGACGTGGTGTTTTTGAAACCGGTTTGGCTGTACTTGCCGGACGGCAGTAAAGAAAGAATCATAGCACAAACCGGCGACAACGCTGGGATTAGTTTCGATTCTGTTCATTCCGGTGTAGAGCGGAGACACTATTTCAGGTACACCGATTATTCGATCACGCAGACAGAGAGAGGAGATTATGTAGTGTCACCTGTAGATGATGAGTGTGAGAAGATTTACTACCCGAATGGCATATACGAGTATGTTTCAAAGGTAGTGCCACACGATGGGTTCTGGGAGGTGCACGTCCGCCGCTATCTCAGTAGTGAATGGCGGGTAGAGTGTTGGAGTCGTCGCTGTGTTTCTTTGGAGCACAAGCGCGACGGTTGGTATCGGCGGCGAATCGTAGGCTATCAGATTAATCCTGGCTATGAACTGAAATTCACGGACGGGCCAACTCGCTTTCATGTCTCCGACGATTATGATGCGCCGCTCAGGAAAGTTTGTCGGTATTTCACTGGCGAATGGTGCATTTGGTATGAGAACGAAGATGGCGGGGAAGCGTTTCTCACGTTCGATGAGCAGCGCTATGAGTTGACCTTATGCGATGACACTCTCTATGTCACAGAGAAGAATGGCGGGGGAGCCGAGGATAATGTGCATGCGAATGAGGTAACTCAGCCGTCACACTATGCGGCCTTCGATCCTGAGCCCATTACTTTCATTCGCGACAAAGACTTTCTGACCGGTAGTGCCCTGAAATACATTTTCAGGGCCGGCCATAAGGATAGTGCTGACGAGAATGTTGACATGGGAAAGGCGGCGTGGTATCTGCGCGAACTCGTCAACGAGCAGGGAGGGCAGACGGTGATCGCGATTCTGCGAGGCGTCTACTGGGACACTATCGATAGACAGCTCGCTCCAGAGGAGCGTGCCAGGGAGGTTCGGGACCGGCTCACGGAGTTTGTGTCCGCTATTTCACACGATCACCTCAACAACTATATTCCGGAAACGTGAGTATTATGGAGAATATTGTCGAGATTATTTTCGTTGATTTGGCGAAATGCGGCGATCAGTGGAGTGCGGCTGCGTTTATGCATGCCGCCGATTGTAACTTCACTGTCAGGAGTTATTCGACCGATCCGTCTGCCGCGATCCGCGAGCTCATGCGTACCGTGCAGCATGTTCAGAGAGTAACATTTGCCTTGCGTTCGTGGCAGGAAGGAAGAGTCACTTTTACTAGGTGCACATATGCGGACGAGATAGGTAGGTACGTGATTACTTATAGTGATTCATCGGACGATGATGCGTACGTCTGTGCAATCATGGTGCCGGAGCGCCGTGAAGACGTAATAGAAATCATCCCAGGAGAAAAACCTGCCCTCGCCCTCAAAGCCAAAGCAATTCTACGTGATAAAGGTTACACGGTCCATATGGTCGAGGAAAACGAAGACGGGAGCCGCCATAATGGCTACGCTGAGTGATTTCACTCTCCGACGCAGAATCGATTGGGGCGAACTCATCTCCGACTGGCGCAAACCGCTGTCTATTCAGCCGGCGTCGGTGGAAGTACGATTGGACGAAAACATTATCACCTACCGTCATGGCGACGAAAACATCACCATTGACGAGAATGGCTACGAGCTGTTACCGGGTGAGTTTATTCTCGCGTCCACCCAGGAAAAGGTCAGCGTGCCTGCCGACCTAGTGGCCAGGGTAGAAGGCAAATCTTCGTGGGCGCGACGCGGAATTCTCGTGCACGTGTCCGCGGGATACATTGACCCAGGGTTCCAGGGAAACGTGACCCTGGAAATCGCTAACTTGCATTCCGCTAAATCCGCCATTCTTCACCATGGGGATAGGATTGCGCAGATCGCTTTCGAGGACCTGGACAGGCCAGCCAGTGCGCCATATGGCACCAATGGTCTGGGATCGCATTATCAGGGGCAGATCGGTGTCACGCCATCGGCCATGGAGGTAGAATAATGAGCAAGATTGATCGGCGGGGAATTGCGTTAACGATTGTCAAGGAATTGCGGGAAGTGCTTCCCGCGCCTCGCATTTCCGACCGCGTCAGGGTAACCATTATTGAGTCTTTGCCTGGGAAGATCGAGGTTACCGACGACGGCGTTGTGGTGACGACGAAGCGCGGCGTGTCAGCAGGGTGGACTCACGAGGAATCCTGCAGTCCGGAGCATTCTGCGATGCGCTGTGGCCTACTTTTGCGGAGCGTATCATGACAACAAACGATTCCATGACAGATATTGAGCGCGAGATTAGCCTCACACAGTTGTGGCTTCCGAAGCCCGACGTGTGCGATATTGACGAAGCGCACATGGTTACTCGTCTGAAGTGGCACAATCACTATAAGGGAGTTGGAATTGACGTCACTGTAGAAAACGTCGACGGCGGCACTTTCAGTAAATGGGTTATCTGGGGCTGGCCATTGAACATTGTAGGTGTAGTCCATAAAACGAGCGGCGAGAGTACATGCAATCTTGCGCGTTGTCTAGCGCGGCAATGGACTACCGTAGAGGGCGACGCAATCGCTGCTCGTCAATTCCGAGAGATCAATAACACGATTCATTCGATCCTGAACTCACCGTCAATCACCGTTCAGGACGATGCGCGTTCTGATCTCATGGGTGTATTGGATGATATTGCTCGCGAGCACGGAGGAGACTACCAACGCTTGGGACTATAGTCTCTCGTGTCGGGCATGACATTCCCCCCTCACCGCAGAAATCGTGGTGAGGGGGGAATGTTTCACGTGAAACACTCAGGCGCCCGGCTGCGGCGATGGGGCCGCCTTCGCCTCCAACGCGGCAACGCGCTCAGCCAGGCCGAGGTAGCCGCCATGCCAAGCGAGCACGCGCTCCATAATCCAATCCGACGGAGGATTCTGATAAGGATTCTTCTCGGGCACCCACTGGCCACCCTCACCCTGCACCAGCTCACCGTCGGTCACATACAAGTGTGACACGCCGAATGATGCGGCGCGATCAATGACCTGTCGGAAATTCTCTTTCGTAACTCCATGGATGACGTGCCACCACTTGGTGGAAGGCTGTGCCCGCATCACATCGTTCGCAATCGGGTTATTAGGGTCATCCGTCAAATACTTGGTGGCAGTGTTCTCGAAACTCATGCACACGTCGAAATCAAGTGCGCACACGGCCTCAGTAATATTACTGCCTGGGTTGATGGCGATTGTGAAATTCTTGCCGTAGGTGCGTCGAATTTCGCCGATGAGATCGCCGTACCATCCGACGCGTCCGGACTGTGCCCCCCAGCCGTTGATTACCTCATCCAAAAATACGCCCTGGAAAAGACCATCATACTGGGAGCGCAAGTTAGCACACAACTGCATAATATATTCGCGCGTAAACTTGTCCGGGTCGGGCACGCCATTCCTAGCGGCGTCATCCTTGGCGAGAGATGCGACACCGTAGCGGGTAGGGATATACCAAAGAATTCTCTTTGCCCCGGCCGCCTGGGCGCGCTGCGCCTGAGTAAGAAAGTCATTATCCTTGGCGGACCAATCACCCGTGGAGCGGTTCATGATCACATAGCCGAGCGCATTCCCATAAGCCAGAGTCTTGGCCCACTTCGAGATCTTCCCGGCCTGGCCTTCGTTGTAGAAGTCGGGCCAGAAGTACGTGACGGGGGAGTAGTAGTGTCCGCCGACCGCGAAAGGCGAGATCGAAGAGAACAGTGGAGCGACCAGCTTGTCAACGCCGGCCTTAGTGTACCCAGTAATACTCGTCATTGTGCTTTCTCACTCTCCGTAAGTCCAGGTAAGACCATCGTCGCTGACGGTGATCTTGCCGCCGTTGCCCTGGCCGCCGCCGCCAGGATTGCCAGGATCAGGGGAAGTGCCGCCGTTCCATGCTGACAGGGAGGTCACCTGCACATCACCGGAGGCCGGCAATTCCGCGCCTCTGACTTCGCGCGCCCAAACACCGGCGACATTCAAGACGATCGCCCACCGTCCACCATGGCTGGCGTCTACCTCAACCTCGATCCGGCCTTTGTCGTCGGCATCGCCACGCACCGGGGCGGGAACGGTCGTGATGTTATCGGACGTATACACGGTTTCCGGGCGGACACTCATTGTTGCGTTGACTGTCTTGCCGGCCGCATTCACAACCGTCGCTATGACCTTAGTCATATTATTATCACCTATTTCTAATAGTGAACTATTTTATCGATTACAAGTCAACGCG